AAAGAATGGTAAGAAGCCTGCAAAAAAATTAGTCGACAGAGTAGAAGGTAGACTAAAAAAGCCTTTAAAATAGCCCTTTTTTAAGGGGTTGACAGTCCCACATAATTATATATAGTGTCCCACATATTCGGTGATAGAATCTAATTAATTTTATCGGCTGACTGAACAACTCTTTAACAGAGGGGTAAAGTACATCTGAGATGAAGCATGGCCAAATGGCTGAGGTAATCAAGGGTGGTTGTGAGTAGACATATATGAAATGTGTATCTGTAGTCGAAAGCTTGTGGGTGAGAAACTAATCCCACGCCTATACCGAATATCCGAGAAAGGATATCATGACTAGATTAAAACCAGAATACGAGTCTGTATTTAAAGAGGGCTTTCGTTTAGGTCTTAGATTAACTAGGGCTAAATTAAATTATGAAAGAGCTCGTGAATGTAGAGAACTTGGTGATATTTTTATGACTGATTTTTACGAGACCAATGCTAGAAGATGGCAGGAACTTGCTGAAAACTCAGGTCGTAGTTTTACACCGACCACGGCTCACGAACCAAATCAATTAAAGTTAGATTTAGGAGACACGGAGCTTTTAGAAAACATAGAAAAAGAATGGGAAGAAGATTCCTATGAAAGGAAAAAAGCATGAACACACAAAAGTTCAAATCAGTAGCTGTAAAGATAGATACTTATCAAAAATTAAAAGTACAAGCAGATCATAACAATCGATCGGTAGGTGGACAAATTACTGAACTAGTAGAAAAAGAAGATAAAAAATCTAAAAGAAGGAAGGTTGCATGAGCATAGCCAAGATTAGTTGGTCTTTTGATGCTGAAACAGAGATGATGACTATCTTAAAAGTAGACGGCATAGCTTTTCCTACAGTGACACAAGAAAAGAAAACAAATAAAATAGTTCCATTGAGAAGTAATTCAAAAGCTTTTTATACCCACTTGATGAAGTATCGACCAGGTACAACCATGACTTTAGATCAATTTTGTAATAACAAAGATTATTATGGTGTTATGTATACAATTGTAGATTTAAATGGTGTTGAGGGTGTAGATCTTCAAAATACAAGATTAACGATCAATGTATAACAAAGTTGTATGCCCTTCTTGTAGGGGTAACGGTTATATTCGTACTTCATGGGAAGCAGAAGATCATATAGATCAATGTAAAACATGTAGTTCAGAGGGTGAAATTAGTAAATTTAGGCTTAAAGCATTTGTTCGTCTTGAAAATATTAAGAGTAGAAGAGAGGAGCAGGACTGGGCTTTGGCCGCGGCCATGCCCGAAGACTAATATTGCGTTTTTTCCCATTTTAGGCTATAATATAGTCGTATTGTTAATACAGTCCCTGTTAAGGAGTCTCTCCATACAGGGACTTTTAAAGGAGATTAAATGGCCTATGACTACGAAGAGAAGTTAGCTCAACGTGATTTGTTGGACACCTTACTCGCTACAGAGACCACGGATCATGAGCACAAGGCATGTCTCGAACTAATGGACACTCTATACTTTAGGAAAGATTTACCCGACAACGTTATATTGTTTCCATTCAATAAGGTGAGAAGGATAAATGTCCCAAATAGACCTACCAAACAGCCCCGTAAAAAACATAACTAGTTGCCCTAATTGTGGCGACGTTTCTGTTAAATTCTATAACCCCATTCACGACAAAAGATACTCAAGAGAAGAGTGGGACTGGATTATGACAGAAGGAGAAGAAGCATTAGGGAAGATTGTTAGACATATCATTGAAGACCCCAAACAATTTCCATAAAAGCAGTTCTCTATAGATGTTTTCTGTCAGATAAAATAAAAAATATTTTACAAAACTAGAGGTAACCTAGGTAACCAAGTAACTATTCAAGTATATCAACAATAGTAAGGTTACTTGAGTAATATTTAGAGGTAACCATAGGTAACCTCTAGTCATACCGATAACAGGTAATAAAATATTTTATTTTTGTTGAGTTATGTGGTAAAAATCTATTATTGTAAAGGCTATTTATGAATGAAAGTAATTTAATAGTACCCGAACCGTTATCAGATACTTTGTATCATCCTAAGATAACAGGAAAGCAGAGAAAGTTCATTTTACTTTTGGTGCATTCTGAAGGTTTAAAAACAGGTTCACAATGCGCAGTCGAGGCAGGTTACGCACCTGGTTCTGCTGTTGTAAGAGCTTCAGAGTTGCAAAATCCTGACAGATATCCAATAGTTGCAAAAGCAATAGAGCATGAACGTAGAGCTATTGTAGAGCGATATAAATGCACACAAGAAAGATCTTTAGCTACATTGGCAAGAATAAGAGATAAAGCAAGTGAAGCTGGTAATTGGAATGCTGCCGTGGCTGCTGAAACTCGTAGAGGACAGATCGCAGGACTTTATGTTGATAAAAAAGAGATACTTACAGGCACAATAGATTCTATGAATAGAGAGGAAGTGCAGGCAAAATTACAACAATTGAAAGAACAATATAGTATTGAGGTTGAGTATGAGGAGATAAAAGATTTGAAACAAATAGAAAAAAATTAGTTGACATAAGATAAAATGGGAGTAAGATATAGAAAGTTAAAAAAGAAAGGAAGAAGGATGAAAAGATTTATATTAGATTTATTGTTTCCTACGAAGCAAAGAAAACTTAGTTTGGTATGGCATCATATCAATAATGTCGCAAGTAAGGGTATTATTGGTAGAAGTGCTACTGACAGAAAAAAAGTGATAAGGGGGCATGATGGCTACTAGTCTTGATGAACAAATTATTGCTTTGCGTGAACATCACCATCGCAGAATTGCCTTACTAGAAAAGAAGGTTAGAACATTAATGGAATATAGAGCTACACCAGCAACAAAAAAAGAATTAAGAGATTATGTAGCTTGGTCTATAAATCAGAGAACTAAAGCAAGGAGAGGTAAAAAAAATGCAGAAACAGTCGATACCACTTGAAGTTAAAACAAAAGACATCAGTCTTGATATAGGTCCAAAATGGTGGGAGATATTTCCCATAATAATTGTGTTTGGAGGTGTAAAAGCTTTTATACTAATAATTGCAATTGTGTATCTATTTAGGTGGTTTTTTAATTGAAACCAGAGACTAAATTTTGGAGAGAAGTAAGAGAAAACTTGCCAGATATATTTTGGACTAGACATGAGAATTGGGCTACTCCAGGTGTACCCGACGTGTATGGAATTAAAGACGGAATATCGTTTTGGGTGGAATTGAAAGTAATAAAGAGTAATAAAATAAATTTGAGACCACACCAAATGATGTGGAACTATAAGCATAGTTTATGCGGTGGAAGATCTTTTATTATGGCCAAGGCCCCCTCCCAGAGCTTACTGTATATCTTTGGAGGATCTTTGGCCCCCTCCATTGCGGACGAGGGAACCCGAACCACGCCTAAGTGGACGTTTGAGCTGGCCCAGCAGCCCTGGAAGAAGATTCAAAGAATCCTTCTCCATTCTGCATTGCCGAAGCCCCCAACCATCACGTAGCATGGGAGGTTTTAGGACGCTGCGCTGTCCCCGGATGGTCTTCTGGTGGACTCCATTGCATTGTCCATTGCCCGCTTTTTCAACCCTTTTGGGTCATTAAGTCAGGAGCTGTCCACGCTGTCCCAGGCACAGCAGGTGGTTTCCATTGCATTGCACAGCAACCCGCACCCGTGTGTCCTTTAGGACTAAAGGAGCTGGGGGCTCAGGAGAAGACAGTGAAAAAAAAATTAATTTAGGGGTTGACATTCCCACTTTATCCCATTATATATAATACATAGGCGAAAGTCCCTGAGCTACGGCTCCGTGTTCAAGGTCTATGTGTGTGGTGCATAAAAAAAGTGGGTTTTCCACAATAGGGGAAAAATGCTTAAATCCATTCCTCTCCCAACGAGTTTAGCGTTTTGGGGATGAACAAAGCCACACACAAACAAAGGAGAAGAAAGATGAAAGAAAAGTCCATTGAAGATTGGGTGAGGAAAAATATTTCCCCATCAGAGAGAAAAGAAGTGCTGGAGCACGGATGTGTTAACGGGTGCGTGCCACAGCTTATATATTACAAGGACACCTGTGCCTTTTATGATTACTACCAGAACGAGATCTGGGACATGCTGTATGATGCAGCAAACAATTATGGTTCCGAATCTATTCTACATTTCATTGCATCTCTTAACGGTGCGAAAGATGTGGGGTCAGATGATCAGTTATCAAACCTGCTGGCCTGGTGGGCTGTTGAAGAAACATGCTACCAGTTGCAAGCAAAGGAGGACGCTGCCTGATGCATTGGCTGTGGATCCCGGCTTTGGTATATATGGTAGCGCTGTACTTGGCACCGGCTCAGGTTCTGGGTGGGACTCTTTTTGGTTTTGCCTGGTTGATGGACTCCATTGATTGGTCCGTTGTTCCATTCTAGCTCCATCGCATTGTCCTTCCGACCCAGTGGCCCAGGTAAGCAGCAGGAGCTGCTGTGCTGGCCAGTCAGGTTTACTTCTGGTGGTGGCAGAGAGGTTATGTATCGTACTGCAACTACGACCACGCGAGTTCGAATCTCGCCCACCAGTCCATTACATTGCATCGCGACGAATCCGCCTTTGTGCGAGTATAAGGGTAAGGAAGTCCCGCCACGCGGCGTGTCTAGGTTTGTAAGTTGTGTGGTATGTCGAGTTTGGATTATCTAAAAAAAAATAAAAAAAGGGGTTGACATATAAAAAAATGGGATTATATATATAGTAACTAACAGAAAGAACAGAAAGGAAATAACTAAATGTCAAAACCTGTTAATATAATAGATGTTTTACAAAAAGCATATAATGGTAAAAAGATATCTGATAGAGATACTAAAGCTATTATAGACGCTTATGGTAGAGCGTTAACTATGAAAAAGATTTTGGAGGATTTTATCAAAGTCAACCGAAACTTGGTCATAGAGATCGGCGAACAAGCCGAAACTAATCTTGTAGTTGGCAAAGACTACACTCTTAACATTACTGAAAAGCAGTCGGTTAAAATCGATAATGCTCTTGTTAGAGAGAAACTAGGGGAGTTGGAATATCATAACTGCAAAGTGCCAACATCATACAAGCAAATTCAATCTATGCCTTTATCTGATAAGGTCATTAAATCTTCGCGTAATGACATGTCAGTTGGAAGCATTGTTGATTTCAAATTAGCAACCGCTTAATTTATTCTTAGAGGCGACGATCTCCATTACATTGTCGCCTCGACCAAGCCCATGAGATATAGTAATAGTAAAAAGTTAGCACCAGACGGCGTGTCGCTGATAATCTCCATTACATTGTGGTTTCGACCAAGTCGCAGGGTATATAGTATAGGAAAAAAGTGCCGACGCGCGTGGAGTTGGTTGGGAGAAGTCGCATGACGATAATTGATATAATATTACAAGTCCTTGCGTGGGTAATTTTATTCACAAGTTTATTTTATCTTTTTTTTAAATAGGTGTTGACTATGAGATAAAATGGGAGTATTCTTTTTTTATCTTATAAGAAAGGATAAATTAAAATGCCAGATGATAATAACGATCTAGAAAGAAGATTAACAGTTCTTTCAGAAACTATGGGTTTGAGAAGAAGAGAAAATACTCAACCTACTAATCCTACTGCTCAACCATTAACAGACGAGCAGATTACTATTCACTTAAATTGGAAGGCTCTTTATAAATGGTTAGAGAGTGAAGTTGAGGAATTGATCCTCAACCCTAACGCTTCGCCCGAAGTTAAAAGGTGGGCAGAACAATTGATCTCAAATGGTCAAAGGAAGATGAGAGAATTCCAAAATAGATAACAAGTTTCCTCTTTAGGAGGACTGGCAACCCCCAGTATTTATGAGATGCTGGGGGTTTTTTTATGCCTGACAGCATACCTGACAGCACCACCTGCTGTGCCATCTGAGTCTTACAATTCAACATTAGGTACTTACAAACTATCTCAACCACAAGATGTAGTGGGTTTTACCCCCACCACCACCATTTTGGGGTGCGCGCGTGCGCGCTGCTCTAGTGTTGAGTTTTACACAAACATAACTTAAGATATAACTTTTTTATGAAAAATTCTGAATTACCGATCGACTTACTAAAGTATCAATTAAGGGAAATGCAAATAAAGATTGCAGAGGAGTCCCGTTCCTCCTATCTTACTTTTGTAAGAAAAGTTTGGCCTGACTTTATTGCAGGTAAACATCACAAAATTTATGCTAAAAAATTAGAAGAAGTAGCAACGGGTAAAACAAAACGATTAATTATAAATATGCCACCTCGACATACAAAGTCAGAGTTTGCATCTAATTTATTTCCTGCGTGGATGATGGGCAGGAATCCTAAACTAAAAATAATTCAAACAACTCACACAGCTGAGCTTTCATATAACTTTGGTCGTAAAGTCAGAAACTTATTTGATCAACAAGAATTTAAAGATGTATTTCCTAATGTAAATTTATCACAGGATTCTAAAGCAGCAGGTCGTTTCACCACGAACAAAGGTGGAGAATATTTTGCTGCGGGTGTTGGTGGTGCAATCACGGGCCGTGGTGCAGACTTACTGATCATCGATGACCCACACTCGGAACAAGATGCACTTAGTCAAACTGCTTTAGACAATGCATATGAGTGGTATACCTCTGGTCCTCGACAGCGTTTACAACCAGGTGGTGCAATTGTAATTGTTATGACTCGTTGGTCTACAAAAGATCTTACAGGAAAACTTTTGAATGCACAGTCAAACGATAACTCTGATCAGTGGGACGTGGTCGAGTTTCCGGCTATCTTGAATGACAAACCTATGTGGCCTGAGTTCTGGAAACTTTCAGAATTAGAATCAGTCAAGGCAGCCTTATCAGAACAAAAGTGGCAAGCTCAATGGCAACAACAACCCACATCAGAAGAAGGATCTATTATCAAACGAGAGTGGTGGAAGATATGGACTTTAGAAAAAATTCCTGACTTAACACATGTCATACAAAGTTATGATACAGCGTTTAGTAAAAAAGAAACTGCAGACTTTAGTGCGATAACAACGTGGGGCGTATTTAAGCCCGTGGAACACGGACCATGGAACATAATTTTATTAGACATGAAGAAAGGTCGGTGGGACTTTCCTGATTTAAAAAAGATCGCGTTAGATGAATATACGTATTGGGAACCCGAAACAATCTTGATCGAAGCCAAAGCATCTGGTATGCCTTTAACACAGGAGCTGCGGCAGCTAGGCATTCCCGTTGTTACATATACGCCTAGTAAGGGTAATGATAAACACGTACGTGTAAACTCCGTGGCTCCCTTATTTGAAGCGGGTCAAGTCTGGTGCACCGAGGACCGTTGGGCAGATGAAGTGGTAGAAGAATGTGCGGCCTTTCCTTTCGGTGAATACGACGATTTAGTAGACTCAACGACACAAGCTTTACTTAGGTTTAGACAAGGCAACTTTATTCAGTTAGAATCAGACTACAAAGACGAGCCAACGTACATAGAACCAAGGAGTTATTATTAGTGCCTGCTTTAAAATCATTAAGTAAATTAGGTGTTTCATTATTTGAAATAGATGTTGATGAGCTAGTAAAAAATATAGATCCTGAGCTTTTAAAAGATGTAAATTTTCAAAATACTATTCAAAGACTTTTAAAACTTAAGCCTATTTTTGATAAATTAGACAATCAAAACCTAACAAGGCAGAAAGCAGATATTGTTAATCAAGAATTAAGTAAGATATTAGAAAATGAAAAAAGTATAAATACACCTGGTTTTGGTTCTAATTTAAAAAAATTTTTTAAAAACTCAGGACTGTTTTCACAAAGAATAATCAAACAGATATTTACACCCAATCAAGTTAATAAAAAAGGAATTTCAGGAAATAATTTAAGTGAGAAAGCAAAAGAAAATTTATTAGCAAAGAATGAAATATTTATGGAATCGTATAGGAGTCCCGAGGAAAGAAGTATAAGGTATGAACAGTCAAACTTAGGTATTCCTAAAACCATAGAAAAATCAAATTATACAAAATATTTAACAATGAAAGAAAGATATAAGAGAATAAAACAAATTATGGAAGATGAAGGAGTGTCTTTAAACACAGCCACGAGTCAAATGTTAGAAGAGCTTGGATTAAACCCTATTGGAAATAGTGCGTACTATAGAGATTATAGTAAGACTAGATTTATAAGAGGGAAACCAGTAACCACTGGAAGCACGTGGAATGTTCATAAAGACAGAATGAAAAAAGAAGATCCTGAACTTTTTAAATTTTTTGATAAAAAGGTAGATGATTATACTAAGGCATATACAAAAAGGTTAGAAGATAGACCTGAGCTAAAAAAAATAGATGCACTAATTTATACAGACACAAATCCTTCTCTATCAAAAAAAGCAAAAGCACTTTTACAAAGAGGCTTCTTTAAAGATTTGTTGCAAATGGAGCACCGCATGAACAAACCATCTTTAAGAGAATTTTATGAATTTGCTGGACAAGATCCTTATAAACAAAGCAGACTAAATATTTACAAAAAATCAAGTTACTTAACAACTAGAGAAAGAAACCTTAATAAAGTTAAATTAGGTAATAAAATAGAAAAAGTTTTGTTAAATAAAGAAAACTTACAAGGTAAATTTGATAGTGGAGATATAGAGTTAAGTCAGTTTGTGACCGATATGGCACAACAGAATGCCAGACTTAATATGTTAAACAGTGAACTAGCTGATCAAGGATTAAACTTTGTATACTTTAATCCTAAGACAAACGAAGAAATGTTTTTTGGCAAAGAATATTCTAATCTAGGACAGTTAAGGACATCTGAAAAGAAAGGAATTGTGCCTCAACCTGCTGATACAGTAGGGCCGCCTAAAAAATTAAAAACAGCTGATGAGGTTGGAAAACTTAAACAAGGGGGTTTGCTTAACATAGAAGAAATGTTAAACTCGGATTAATATGGCAGAAGAAGACTTAAATTTTAGTAGAGAAGACCTTTTTGATATTGATCTTGAAGAGAGAGAGTTACGTCCAACGGAGAAAAGAAAAGAGCGTAGAGGCAAAGAAATAACTCCAGAGCAAAAGGCAGATGCTAAAGAAATGATGAAAGATATGGCTAAGTTTCCTGTTAATGTTGCTGCAGAAACAGGTAATTTTATTTTGGACGTAGCACAAATACCTTCGTTCGCGTACAACACTTTTCAAGATATAGTCCTTGACGACCCTGAAGACCAAATTCCTATGTTAAAAGTTCCAACATTAGATTACACATCAAAACAGGGAGAAATGTTAGACAAGCTAGATTATGGTGTTTCTTTTGGAACTGGTATAATAGGTATGGCAAAAGGATTAAAGATTTTAGCTGCTAAGTCTCCAAAACTTTATGCAAGTTTAAAAGAAGCTTACCCCTATAATGTAGGTCAGTTTATGGACACTTTAAATAGTAAAGGACTTAAACAAGCGTTAAAAGATGTCTTTCCAAGCAAAAAAACTTTTAAAAAGCTTATTAGGAATGTTGCGGGACTAGTTCCCTCTGCTTTTGTATTAGATAAAGTAGTGGATAGACCGAAAGAAATGGCCTCGGGCGGTGGTCCAGGTGAGATTGATTATGATCCTTCAGAGTACGGTGGACCATTTAGTAATCCTATTACACAAGAAGATCCTTACATTAATATTGAACAATATTTAAATCAACCAGGTGTTGAAGGATTAAAAGATTTAGAAATTTTTGATTTAGATTTACCTTTAGCACAAAATCAAGCGGGTGATTTTTTAGATAAAATAGAAGGAACTAAAGTATCGTTGCTTGGTAAAGTTCCTGCATGGGCTATAGCAAATATAGATAAAGCAAAAACCTTAACACAAACATTCACAAAAGGTGAGAGCAATATTCTCAACTCAATAAAAAATAAACTCACACCAAAGGACGAGGCCATATTAGATGATAGTATCGAAGAAGTTTTAGACGACACGATTCCTGATACAACAGCGGTGTCCAAGAAAAAAGAAAAAGTAATTATAGATTCTCCTGAAGCAACTGAAGATGTTTTTTATTCTGGCTTAGAAGCAAGATTAATGGACCCCAACACACCTGATAGTTTTGATTCAGTAAAAGCGTTTTATGATTTTTTAAATAGTAAAGGTGTTTCAAAAGCAGAAGTAGGCGACTACGCTTTAGAGGGTTATTTAAATCAGTCTTTACAAGGTGGAGTTAAAATTAATAAAAATGATTTACTAGAAATAGTTAGAGAAGCTCCTATTCGTAAAATTAAAACAATCACTTACGGTAATGAAGCTTGGGGTGGAACAAAGTCACCAAGGTATGCAGGTCAATATACAGAGGAGGGTTATCTGCCTTCTTCTTACAGAGAGAATGTTTTATATTTAGAGCCAGAAAATATTCCGTTAGATCCTGGTAAAATTAGAGAAGGTGATCCTGCTCACTCTTTTGAAGAAGATTACGTTTTAGGTTGGACAAGGTCAACAGATCGTCTTGCGTTTGATCCTAGTGCTAGTGCGACAGGTATTGGTAAGCTTGGCAAAAAAGAAGTTGATACTCTTACAAAAAATATACAAACAGTAGGAGAGCAAACAGATCAATTAAAAATGTCTGCTATAAATAACTTAGCTGATACAAGCGATGAGGTAAAACAATTCATACAAACTGAACTAGATACACCTTTAGAGGCTTTACCTAGCAAAGATCTTACAACCATTTACAATAGACTAGGACCAGAGATTGAGCAAATGGATGCTGCTCTTTACAATCAAATAAAAGCTTTTGATGAAAAATTATTAAACGATACTGAAAAATTAAATATTCATCAACAGGCCGTAGATGGTAATAAATTTACAGTTACTTTTGCAGATGAAATACAATCCGATATTTTACAACAAGCAAAAAAGTTTGAAGAAAAATTAACACAACAATTAGGCGATTTAATTGATGCAAATGCTGCAACTAGAAGAAATACCATTACGGGACGATACGAATATCAACAACTAAATCCTGAAGTAGTAGAGTATTTTCTTGCAAACAAAACAGTTTTTAGACCGATGTTTCAATCGGCTCAAGAGATGCAAACATTTTTAGATAAGTTCGCTAAAAATAAAGAAGTGTTTGAAGAATTAGCTAACGCAGGAGTAAGACCCTCAGAAGAATTAAAAAAGAAAGCTTTTAAAGCTGCTGAAGAAGAATCTAAAATGCTAACAGAATTAAAAACATCGTTAAGTACAAGAGCTATGGAATATTTATATCCAAATGTTCCTTTTAAAAATAGAAACGAATGGGGATCAGCTTTGATCAAAAATGATTTAGCTATAGCAGCTAAAAGATTATTTGAAGACGAAGTTGATGGAGCAGCTACTTGGTACGCTGTTTCTCCAAGTAAATATATAACTAAAAGATACGGCCAACAAGGTGGCACCGCTACAACTAAAGCAGAAAGAGAGGCTGCTAAAGAACGTGGCACACAGTTGAAAGGAATAGGAATGGAAGAATTTTATGGTGGCCCTGATTCTGTAGACCCTAAGGGTAAACACTATACATCAGTTATTGAAAAGATATTAAAGAAAGCAGCTAATGATAATAACTCAGAGTTTAAAATTATTAAAGTCAAAGTAAAAGATGGAGAAGGTAAAAGTTCTTATGAAGATGCTTTTGCCATCAAACTAACTCCTGAAATGTTGTTACCTCATAAAACTCATAGGAAATCTGGAGGATTTATGTATACTCCAGACAATATTGATATATTTGAGGCAGCATAGTGGCAGTAGATAAGAAAATACAACCAGAGGCACCAGAAGGTTTTGTACCAGCTCAAGAAGAAGCTATTGGGCAAATGGTTGAAATGCAAGTTCAACAGGGTTTACAACCTGAAGTAGAAATGTTAGATGACGGTTCAGCCATAGTGGGTGAACAAGAAAACATAATACCTACAAATTTTGACATGAACTTAGCAGAAGTTCTAGATGATGATGAACTAGGAAACATATCTAGTGAGCTTCGTCAGTGTTATGAAGATGACAAATCTTCTAGACAAGAGTGGGAAGAAACTTATAAAAAAGGCTTAGACCTATTAGGATTTAAGTATCAAGAAAGAACAATGCCTTTTGCAGGAGCAAGTTCCGTGACTCATCCTATGTTATCCGAGGCTATCACACAATTTCAAGCACAAGCATATAAAGAATTATTACCAGCAGGAGGTCCTGTTAATACACAAATTATAGGAGCTTTAAATTCTGCAAAAGAATCACAAGCACAACGTGTTAAAGATTATATGAACTATCAGATTATGCATGAGATGGAAGAGTATGATCCTGATTTAGACTCTTTGCTTTTTTACCTTCCTTTATCTGGTTCAGCATTTAAAAAAGTTTATTACGATGCAGGATTAGGTAGAGCTGTTTCTAAGTTTATTCCCTCTGATGATTTGTATGTTCCTTATTTAGCAACTGATTTATCTAGTTGTGAAAGAGTTACGCATACAGTAAGAAAATCAAAAAACGAAGTTCGTAAATTACAAGTTGCTGGTTTTTACAGAGATGTAGATTTACAAGTCTACGATGACGAAACAAAGTTACAAGAAAAAGAAAATGATATATCTGGAGTTAAAAAAACTTCATACACAAAAGACGACTTTCAACTTTTGGAAATGCACGTTGATCTTAATATCCCTGGTGTTGATGCAGATGATGGAATCAAAGTTCCTTATATCGTTACAATAGATGAAGGATCTTCAAAAGTATTATCTATTTATAGAAATTACAAAGAACAAGATCCTACAACAAAAAAGATTTCTTATTTTGTTCATTACAAGTTTTTACCTGGTTTTAGTTTTTATGGCTTTGGTCTCATTCACATGCTGGGCGGTTTATCAAGAACTGCAACAGCAGCTCTTAGACAATTATTAGATGCTGGAACATTATCTAATTTACCTGCAGGATTTAAAGCTCGAGGGTTAAGAATAAAAGATGATGATAATCCATTACAACCAGGTGAGTTTAGAGATGTAGATGCACCGGGTGGTAGTTTGAGAGAAGGATTAGTTCCTCTCCCTTACAAAGAACCTAGTGGAACTTTATTTCAACTCTTAGGTTTTTGTGTAGAAGCAGGTACAAGATTTGCTTCTGTTGCAGATCAAAAAATTGGAGATAGCGTTGCAGCAAATGCACCTGTCGGAACCACTATGGCTCTTATGGAACGTGGCGCAAGAGTCATGTCAGCTATTCACAAAAGATTACACTACGCACAAAAACAAGAATTTAAATTATTAGCAACAATATTTGCTGAATCTTTACCACCTTTCTATCCTTATGATGTTGGAGAAGATGCAACAGAAAGTTTAAAGGCAGAAGATTTTAGTGGTGACATTGATATTATTCCTGTTTCAGATCCTAATATTTTTTCCATGTCTCAACGAGTTACGTTGGCACAAACACAATTACAATTAGCTCAAGCAGATCCTGCTTCTCACAACATGTATGAAGCGTATAGAAGAATGTATCAAGCATTAGGTGTCAAAGATATTGAAGCTATTCTTCCAGCACCTTCTGGTCCACAACCAATGGACCCTGCTGTTGAAAATGCATCCTCTCTTAAGAACCAACCTTTGACAGCTTTTAGAAATCAAAATCACATGGCTCATGTTGAAGCTCACAGAGCTTTTATGACATCAAATCTAGTTAAAAATAATCCGCCAACAATGGCTATTTTACAATCACACATCATGGAACATGTAGGATTACAGGCAAGAGAAGAGGTAGAAGAAGAAAATGCACAAGCAATTGAACAAACAGCTATGCAATATAACGGTCAGTTACCTCCAGAAGTACAAATTCAGATACAAGAAGGCATGGAACAACAAATTTCTGAAAAAGTTGCCGAAATGACCTTAGAAATGGTTACAGAAGAGGCAGAATATTTAGATGAAGGAGCAGAAGATCCTTTAGTTAACTTGAAACAACAAGAAATTAACATAAAAGCAGGTGATTTAGAGAGAAAAACCATGGCTGATCAAACAAAAATGGGTTTAGATCAAGAAAAACTAGATCAAAACGCAAAAATAGCTCAAGATAGAATACAATCACAAGAAGACATAGCTCAATTAAGAGCAAATGTTAATTTAACAAAGACAAAAAAATAAAAATGCCTAAAATTAAATTTATTCCAGCTACATACGAAGAAAAAGATAAAAATTTAAGTGCTGCTGATATGAAACTAAGAACATTGTTTGGTGTATTAATGAAGCTAGTAGAAAATACTGGCAAAAGCCAAGAAGATTGTATATTATTAGCAGGCGCTATGATTAGCGTAGCTAAATTATTATACTATGACAATTTTAGTGATGATGAAGCAACGCAATTATGGGAAACAAGTTGGGCAGACTTTAATGAGTTGATTAAACCAACAATACATTAGGAGAAGAACATGAAAGCTAAATATATAAATGGAACACTCTATCCAAACGCAAAAATGACTGTCGCTAAAGCAGACATGCCAAATGCAAATCAACAATCTAGTGTTTCAACAGCTTCTGTACAATCTGTTGGGCCAAAAGTTGTTCAAAACTTGGGTTCAGGACCAAAAGGTCAGCGCAGTAAGATGCAGATCAAAAAAGTGCCTTTCAAAGGCGTATTCTAGAGGAGGAATCCATGTTACAAAAATACAAAGCAAAGTGGGATAAGCTAAACAAGAAGGGTAAAATTATTGCCGTTGTTGTTGCTATCGTAGCAGTATATTTAATTATTGAAGCAATATAATGTTTAATCTATTAGTCGGGCCTCTCACTTCAGTTATTGGTGATACAATCAAAGGTTTCGTAGAGACTAAGAAAGCAAAAGCGGACTTAGCATTAACCGAGATAAAAGCTCAAAAGTCACTTAAAGAGCAGCAGATCGCCGGAAAAATTTCGTGGGAGGCTTCGGCTGTAGATCAAATGAAAGGGTCGTGGAAAGACGAACTAATTTTACTAGCCCTATTAATTCCAGCGGTGGCTGTATTCATTCCTGGATGGACTCCACACATAAAAGCAGGATTTGAAGCATTACACTCACTCCCTGATTATTATAAACATCTCTTATACATAGCGTGTAGTGCGAGCTTTGGTATTAAGGGTGCAAAAGGAGCCATGGGCTTAATTACAAAAAAGAAATAGGAGATAAAAATGAAAGATTTAAGTGGTGATGGTAAGATAACTAAAAAAGATGTTCTTATCGGTAGAGGTGTTTTAGAAAAGCCAATGAAAAAAAATAAGGGCGGTCAAGTAGCTAGTTCTGCTGAAACATCAGTTATTAAAGGAGCAAAAGCAAAAGGTTCAAGAGAAGGTTCAGTCATAAAAGGACCTAAGGCAAGGTCTTCAAGAGAAGGTTCTATTATTAAAAGAAAAAGTGGTGGACTTGCTAAAAGAGGTTATGGAGCTGCGATAAGATAATGGCAAAATTATGTGCAAAAGGTAAAGCCGCAGCTAAGCGGAAATTCAAAGTCTATCCGAGCGCATATGCAAATATGTATGCAGGAGCTGTTTGTAGTGGTAAAGTTACTCCTGGTGGAAAGAAAAATAAAAAAGCTACTGGTGGTATGATTGGTGATGGTAATAAAATATCTCAATCTAGAAAAAAAGTATCACACATGAACAATGGCGGAGTTGCTAAAGGTTGTGGTGCTGTCATGGAAAATAAAAGAAAAACTACTGCATATGCATAATGGCTAAAAAAGGTTTAAGATCTTGGGTTAAGGAAAATTGGGTAGACATAGCCAATAAAAAATCTGATGGTTCTTATCCTAAATGTGGACGTAGTGGTGGAGAGAAAAGAAAGAAGTACCCTAAATGTGTGCCAATAGCAAAAGCGAGAGCCATGTCAACGGGTCAAAAAAGATCTGCAGTTAGTAGAAAACAAAAAGCAGGTAATCCTGGTGGTAAACCTACAAATGTTAAAACGTTTAAAGCAAGATCAGGTGGGTTAGCTATGAGAGGTTACGGCGCTGCAATACGTTAAGAAAGGAAACTAATATGAATATGGAAAGACTTTTAGCATCGGTGCGTTCTAATGAAGGGTACCGTAATAAGGTGTACTTGGACAGTTTAGGTAAAAGAACTGTGGGAGTAGGCCACCTCTGTGTAGAGGATTTTTGGGAAGATGACAAAGAGTATGAAGAGTCATTCTTAATGGAAATACTAGAAAAAGATTTAGAAACAGCAATATCAGGAGCAGAAGAATTATTAGGTGAATACACAGTTCATGATCACTGTAAAGAATTATTAGTTGAGATGGTTTTTCAGCTTGGAAAAACAGGTGTTAGTAAGTTTCGTAATATGTGGTCAGCACTAAAAGATCATAAAATACCAAATTATAAAACCGCAGCGGCAGAAATGCTCGATTCGCGTTGGGCCAAGCAGACCCCTAATCGCGCAAAAAGAATGTCGGATATAATGGCTAGCTTAGCATAATATGCAATTAGAAAATTATTTTACATATTATAAAAAACAATTAATAACTAGACAAGAGCAAGTAAAACAAGCTATATTGTCAGGAGTAAAAAATTGGGATGAATATCGTTATTTATGCGGTAAACTTCATGCCCTAGAACAAGAACAACAGGAACTCACGGACCTGCTAAATAAAACGGAGCTAGAAGATGATTACAACAGCCAAAAAAAGTAAGCTTATACTACCAAAAAAAATATGGGATAGTAAATCAGCTGAAAAAACAAAGGACAAGAAAGAATTAGAGAAAGTTCCACAGCCAACAGGATTTAGAATAGTTTTATTTCCTCTCAAGCTTGAAGAAAAAACTTCTTCAGGAATTATCTTTACAGAAGACACAATCGAACAATCACAAATATCCACTAATGTATGTAAGGTTTTAGAAGTAGGGCCTGATGCTTATGCAGATAAAACAAGATTTCCAAATGGACCATGGTGTAAAAAAGGCGATTGGGTTTTAATAACAAGGTACGCAGGATCTCGCATAAAAATTGAAGGCGGTGAACTACGTATTATTAATGATGATGAAATAATAGCAACGGTAGATGACCCTAGAGACATTTTACCCGCTAATATATTTTAGGAGAGATAAATGGAAACTACACAAACAATAAAATCAGAAGAAGAAAAAATGGTTCCTATTGATACCTCTGGAAATGCAGTAGATGTAGAATTAAAAGAAGAATCAAAAGAAGAATCAAAAGAAGAATCAAATATAAAAATAGTTGAGGAAGAAAAAGAAGCTCCAGTACAAGAAGAAACCTCTGAAAATGAGTTAGAAGAATACAGTGCTGGTGTTAAAAAAAGAATAGATAAGCTAACTAAAAAAATGAGGGAAGCTGAAAGACGTGAAGCTGCCGCGATTGAATATGCTAAAAAAGCAAAAGAAGAGTTAGACAAAAGTAAATCTTCAAGCATTAATCAAAATGAAGCTTATTTAGGTGAAAGAGAAAAATCTTTAGCAACACAAAATGAATTTGCTAAAAGAGCATTAGAAGCTGCTATTCAAGCACAAGATGTTGAAAAACAAGTTGCTGCTAATCAAGAGATAGCAAGGTTAACTATTGAAGCAGAACGCTTAAAACTTTCTAAAGCAAAAGCTGCTAATAAAAAAGCAGAAATGGAAGCTGCTCCTCAAGAAAATGTAGAACAAAAAGTTAATGAGCAAGTCGCTTCACAACCAGAAAATCAACCTGATGCTAAAGCAGAAGCTTGGGCACAAAAGAATGAATGGTTTGGAAATGACAATGCAATGACGTATACAGCTTACGACATACATCAAAATTTGGTCAAAGAAGGTGTTGACCCGAGAACAGATGAATATTATAGTGAGATAGATAAACGTATACGAAAAGAATTCCCCCACAAATTTTCTGATGGTGGGGAAGCCCGACCAAAGCAAAAAGTTGCTTCAGTCGTTCGCAACTCGTCAACTGGACGCAAGACTGTTAGACTCACACCCTCACAGGTAGCAATAGCTAAAAAACTCGGTGTGCCCTTAGAAGAATACGCAAAACACGTGAAGGAGGCGTAAAAAAATGGAAGAAAATAAAAATGAAACTATAAAAAAGACCTCACGCAAAGCTGAAACCCGTGAAAAGGGTGCTCGCCCGAGAGGATGGGTTCCTCCGTCTAGCTTAGAGGCACCAGAGCCACCAGAAGGATTTCACCATAGATGGGTTCGTACTGAATTTAGAGGGCAACAAGACGAAAAAAACGTCATGGGTCGTTTAAGATCAGGTTATGAATTTGTTATGGCTAAAGAATATCCAGACAGAATGGATTTACCTTCTGTTTCTGATGGTAAATATAAAGGTGTTATCGGAGTTGGTGGATTGTTATTGATGAGATGTCCTATCGAAGTAAAAGAAGATAGAGACGCTTACTTCAGGCGCTTAACTGACGAACAGACAGCATCAATTGAAAATGATCTATATAAAGAAGAGCATCCTAGTATGCCTATCTCACAAGAGAGGCAAAATAGAGTAACTTTTGGTGGCAAGAAAACTAGCGGTTAGTTTTTTAGTTATCAAAAAACATTGTAAAGGATGATAACGTATGGCAAATATAGATGCCCCATTCGGTCTTAGACCGATAGCTAAAAGTGGACAGAATCCGAATAACGGTGGACAAACTCAATACGACGTGGGCGCTTCACAATCTACAGCAATCTTCACAGGGGATCCGGTTAAATATAAAAATGACGGAACTGTCGAAGTTGCTACAGCGAGTGACGCACTACTCGGAGTATTTATGGGTGGGTTCTACACTGATCCAACTACTAGCAAACCAACATTCGCCCCATACATACCAGCAAGTTTAGCAACAACAGATGCTAAAGCTTTTGTATGTGACGATCCAAACCAAACATTCATTGCACAACAAGATAGCGTAGGTGCTAATCTTGTAGCAGCGGATTTAAACACAAATGCCAACTTAGTATTTGGAGCCGGTAGTACAACTACAGGTATTTCAGGTGTTGAGATTGACTCAAGCACTAGTGCTACTACTGCGACTCATCAAGTAAGATTGATTAGTTTTTATGATACACCAGATAATTCTGCAACAGCGAATAATTCAGTGTTAGTTGTTAAAATCAATAATCATCAACTTGGTAGTCACACTGGTACAGCTGGCGTATAGGAAGGGAAATAGACAATGGCAATAAATAGAAGTCAATTAGCCAAAGAGCTAGAACCAGGCCTGAACGCCCTCTTTGGTATGGAATATTCTCGTTATGAGAATGAAGCAGCTGAGATCTTTAATCAAGAAACTAGTGACAGAGCTTTTGAAGAAGAAGTAATGTTAGTAGGTTTTGGTGAAGCAGCAGTTAAAGCAGAAGGTGCAGCAGTTCAGTTTGATACTGCTAAAGAATCTTTTACTGCAAGATATACTCATGAGACAATTGCATTAGCATTTGCTCTTACTGAGGAAGCAGTAGAGGACAACCTTTATGACACTTTATCAGCTCGTTACACTAAAGCTTTAGCTAGATCTATGGCTTACACTAAGCAAGTTAAAGGTGCTAATGTATTAAACACAGCTTTCACTACAACAGGTGGTGATGGTGTGTCTTTAGTTAATACTGCTCACCCTACAACTTTAGGTGGTAACTTTTCAAATAGAAGTGCTACTGATGCAGACCTTAATGAAACATCATTAGAGCAAGCGATGATTGACATTGCTGGTTTTATCGACGAAAGAGGACTGAAGATTGCAATGAATGGAAGGAAGTTAATTATTCCTGTAAACATTCAATTTGTAACTGACAGAGTGTTAAACACTACTCTAAGAGTTGGTACTGCTGACAATGATATCAACGCACTAAGAAATATGGGTATGTTACCAGAGGGTTACGTAGTAAATCACTACTTAACAGATACTGATGCATACTTCATTAAGACAGATGCTCCTAATGGATTTAAACACTTCACAAGAGCTGCTCTTGCTACAGGTATGGAAGGTGACTTTGATACAGGTAACATGAGATATAAAGCTCGTGAAAGATATAGCTTCGGTTATTCTGATCCACGTTGTGTTTATGGTTCTCAGGGATCCTAAAAAAACTTAGTTCGAATTTTAAAGGGCGGTTGTCTTTGACTCCGCCCTTTTTTTTATTTATAATTAAAAACAGTAAACCCAAGACTATTAATTTAGACAACAAATAAAAGGAGGTTGACATGGGAACAACTACATTTTCAGGACCAGTAAAAGCTGGTACTATAAGAGAAGGAGCAACTATTAATACAGGATTTGTATTAATGTCTCAATCAGCAGTAATAGATATTATTGGTGCAACAGCTACAACAAACGTAGGAATTATTCCTGCAAATTCACAAATTGTAGATGTAATATTAAACGTTACTACTGTTTCCAACGATGGTGGAACTGCCACTGTTCAAGTTGGACACGCAGGTGATACTGATGAGTATTTACCAGCTACTAACGTAAAAGCTTTAGCTACAACTAGAGGTACTATACAAACTGATGGTACAGATATAGGTACATCAGATCAAACTGTAACTGCTACTTTTACAGCAGCTAATGGTGATGGTACAACAGGTGCAGCAACTGTAACTGTGCTTTATATGCAAAACAATAACTTATCGTAAGTTTAATAATTAGGGCGTAGTGTAATAGCCACGCCCATTACAAGGAGAAAAAAATGGCAGAT